CAGCTTTCAGGGCTCGTACCCGACGTTTTCTGGCTTCCTGAGCCCAGTTGTCAGATTCAAGGCTGATGTACTCTAGAATGTCTATCGGTATAGGCTCTTCAACCGGCTTGCGAGACTCAATGTCTGCCGGGACGTGTTGCATTCGTAGCATTAGCTCATCCGGTACTTCAAGCTTGAGAGTTACGTCTAGCGGTAAGTCAAACTTGATAACAGGCGGAAAACGCCACAAACGCACGAATGCTGCGGTAAAGATAACACCGATAAGCGCTAATGTCAAGAGGCTTATAGTTATAGCTAACATCTAGAAATCCCATACTCCAAGTTGAGGTATTTCATGCTTCTTTCCCTGTTTCAACTCTTTCATAACCTTGTCGAAAACGTTGTCCTTATTCGGGTTATCTGGCTCTGGTTCCGGCTTTACGACAGTCTCCGGTCTTTCAAAGATAACCATGATGCCATATCTAAGAGCGTCCGCAGCATGGTCTTCTTGTCTTGGACGTAGCCTGTTGGGGTCTCTATTGACACCAGTATCCCGTTGCAGTATGGGCAAAGTTCGACAGAGATTCGGTACTCCCCAAGGAGTATTGTCTTGTCCAGGCCAAGCCCGGAGAGCTTGTCGCTGTTGCAGTGTGCGTAGATAGCCCCATCCGGCAGTAACGTCTTTATTACCTTTTTCCAAATAGACACCTTGGGCTCCTAGCAGAGTTGCGATTGATTGATTAGACGTAGCTTGTGTATTAAACATTTCCGGCGAGCCAACGCTATAGACTGGCGCATTCAACGCCATTAGCTTTTCTCGCTTCTTGATTTCTTGAGCAACATTATCAAGAGTTGCCTCGCGGATATACAACTCACTAATAACGTCAGTAAGACCAAGTTTAGGGTAGTGAGCCAACCATAAAACGCATGTAGGATCGTAGATACCAAAGTCGATAGCCCTCACGATGAAGTAATCTTTTGAATCAGCTAGCGCGTTCATAGGCGCTATCATGACCTGCTGGAACATAGCACCTGCTAGTCTGTCCCATTCTCCATACAAATAAGCCGCGACATCTTCCGCGCTCATCTGCATTATGCCTGCGATATATTGATCGCGATTAGGCATAGCAGGATTATCCCAAATTCGACTTGGGATAAACTGTCTAGGCACGTAGATTTTCTTGCTGTCTACTTCTACGTAGTCATCATAGACCTTGTACGGCTCTCGCTTCTCTAGAAATCTGCGCTTAACCCATTCATGTCCAATATCGCCAGGATTAGTAGCCGAACGCATTAGCGGTGGTAGCTCTGCAGATTTGGTACGATTACGCAGGAACATGAATAAATACTGCTTCTCAGTAAACGACGTAAGCTCATCGAAGCAAATCAAGTCATATTCAAACGTCTTGAACTTCATGATGTCTTGTTCGTGCTCGGCATAGCCCATCTGGACTATAGCGCCGCTAGGAAACTTCCAACGTGACTGCGCTTCATGCCAATCTGCGGTAGGTACGATGTCAGGATATAGCTGTAGAGTACGGTCTATCACTTCCTGCAACTGTGGTCGTGTCCGTCGAAGCATTAAACAACGATGCTTTGCGTTATGTATGCGATAAAACGGAAGCATAATCAATGCATCTGTTTTACCACCACCAGCAGCACCACCGTACATTACCTCTCTAGCTACTGACGAGAGAAACGCCGTCTGCGGCCCTGGATTCGGTTTCCAAAGTAGCTTCTGCGCCATATCCACACCTTGGGCATATCGTCATTTTATGTCCTGTGTCTAACGCAGGTAAAATCACTACGCCCGTACTGATCTGCTTTTCCTCCTGAGTCGCTTGTGGCTTTCCATGTGCTCTATTCATGATATCTTTGAGCAAAGCCACCTGTGCCGCTGTACCCTTCGTTCTGCCATCAGCTATAGCTTGTATCACATCACCTAGACCAGCAGCAATCCGCTGCCAATCCTCGGTCGTCTTAGCATCTGATACCTGTTTACCCAAATCCCCCGGTATCTTCGGCGGTCTTTTCCGCTCCCGACGCTGCTGCATGTAGTGATTCTGACAAAGCTGGACTTTCTTATAATCCGCAGGCTTTGTACAGCCTTCAGCTAGACACTGCAGCTTAGCGTCCCTGAATCCGCTCATACATGTATCCCTGAACGTTGAATAGAATCGCCATCAACGTGTCTGTCATCTTCTCTTCGTCAGCTAGCAGCCCGAATTCCATAGCGTCACGATGCTGAATCCAGAACTCCATGACATGTCTGATAAGCGACTTAGCATACTGTTCTCTTGGTATTCCAAGCTGCCAGTTATCACTTTTACGTATGCTTTCGCCAGTGGGAATGTTGCGAAACCTGCATTTATGCATGTACTTTGCAAATTCAGCCAGTACAAGCGGCGATAGAAATCCCTCGTAATCCAACTTCTCCGTAGCCGCATCTCTTGTCGCTCCACTTTCGAATACGCGTGTTTCAGGTTCTCTAGAAGCCATTATCGTTTAAACTCCATAGGTGGCGCTTTTGCACTTGACCAATGCGTAGCGGTGTCTTCGACTAACGAGGCTACTTTTGGCAGTTTCATTAATACAGGATTTACTGACCTATCATCAATCATAAGAACCATGTTCATGTCCTTACGATCAGTTACTAACAAAGGCTGGCCTAGATGTACTCTACACCACAGTTCGATAGCAGTAATAGCTTCTTCGCCTTCTTGACACCTGGCTGTAAAGATTCGTACATCAACGCCTTTAGCTAATAGCTCTTTTACGTATTCTACCATCGGCAGAATAGGCTTGCCAAAATGCGTAATACCATGCCAGCCATCGTATTCGCATAACGTACCGTCCATGTCTACTGCTACCCAGCCTGCATTAGCCGACATGAGGATTATCCGTTGGATTACATTCAAAGTCTATGAAGCCACTTATCCCCCGCACAGAGCCATCAGGGAAATACAAGATAAGAACGTTACCTGATACATACCAGCTAATAACGTTCTCTGCCTCATCTATACCATCTACACTAACGCGCCAGTTCATTACCGTGTAATCTCCCGTATTAGATGCTTCGTCTTCTCATACATAGCTTCTAGTCCGCATACATCAGACTCACAGCGGCTTCGTAATGTCCGTAGCGACGTGCTAGGATTAGCTGCCATCGTAGCCCATACGTTCGGTGAAACAGACATCTTTTTCGAATCTGCTTCTAGCCATTCAAGCAAATGCGCCTGATTACGTCTCGACAAAGCTGTTTGCGACTTGATAACCCAATACATATCCACATGATGATTCTTCGGCAGCGGTGGCATTCCATTGACTAGCAATCTGCTATTCAGGAATGGAATATCAAACATCTTGCCATAGAACGTGACCCACACCGGATACTTCGCTAGCTCTGCAGCTACGAGCTTTAGCAGCGCCTTATCATGCCCTGGCTTTGCTGAGAACGTAACTGGCTTCTTGCCATATGGCTTAACGGACACTACAACTGCAGTACCAAAATCTGCTTTCAGATTCGACGCTTCGATATCAACAAAAGCAATCGCTTCTGCCTTCTCTGCTATCGGTAAGAACCTTTGCGCATCAATTTGCATCTTAGACCCCTTTTAGAGTAATCTAAAACCTCTGTCATCATTAACATCTCTACCACCAAGGTCTTCGATAGACAAAGGGTCCATTGGGGGGAATCGGCCTTCTCGTAGAACTTGAATGCGCTTCTTGGATTGTCTATCGACATATTGGGCTGTGTCCAAGATAGCTGCTAGATCGGTTGAGCCACGAAACCACGACGCTATACGCGTCATATCAGTCAACACGTCAATCTTCGGCGTGTGATGTAGAAGTACGATTGTCATATTGTACTTATTCGACCACTGTCTAATATCGTTATAGATAGGCGACATTACGGTTGATTTGTCTTCGTCGGCATTATGTACTCTGCGTAGAGGATCAATCACTAGCATGTCTCGCTTGGCTTCTAGTAGCGACTTCAACAACTCATGCCTACGTTGCTTCGACTCTAAGCCCATAGCAGGCGCGTTCATGAATTTAATATCCATGAAAGCCTCGACATCAAGCAGCTTGGCATATCGCTTTAAACGCGAATTCGCCGTCGGTATCGTCTCTTCCCCGCAGAGGTAACCGACTTTACGTGGTAATGCGGCTCTACTGAAAACTTTGCCAGCATACATTCCTGCCAGCAACCAACATAACAAGCGTGATTTGCCCGACTTCTCGAAACCAGCCATGCCGTTGATCTTTCCAAGCTGCCAGATACCGTCGATCAACCAACGCACAGGTTCGTCTTCCATGTCAGGATCGTAGTCAATCCACGGAAATATCGAAGAGAAATCCACACGTTAAACAGCACTTTCTACGTTAGCTAACAACATACCAGTTGCTCCTATTTGTTACTTCCTTAGATTCGGCAGGAAAGTGCATGGACCAAATATACCTCGAAAGGGTCTTAACCGCAAGGGCCTCAGCGTCTTGGACGCGGTCATTTGGGACTTCTATAAGCAACGCATCATGACAATGAATTATAGGCGTAACCAGTTTTCCCCACTCGTTTGAATTATAATATAAATCAATTAACCCTTGTCCTAATACGTAAGCGCCCATATCCTGCGGTAGACGCGACCAGATTTGCTTTTTGATTTCATAATCAATCTCATCAGCCTTGTCACCGACAATATAACCTGCAAACGAGAAAACTCTACCAGTAGGCGAAACTAGTTTTCTGGATCGAAGAACTTCATCTGCAACTGACTGCTGCCATCTGGGGACTTCTGGACAGACTCTGTAGAGCACGTCGAGGACCTGTTGTGCTTTTGCCGAATCGAAGCGCATTCCTGTGCCCTTTCTAAGCGCTTCTGCGTCAAGCTCCTTAGCAAGCTGGCTTGCTCTTGCTCCGTAGAATCCAGCGTAACTGACGCGCTTGGACTGGTCACGACTAATTGAGAGTCCCCCGTCATACTCGTGTATAGCACGAAGGAGCCATGTATGATAATCCGCTCTCCCGATTTCAGGAATAGGCTCATATAATGCTTTCCATAAATTCTTATCTCCGCTTAATACAGCCATACAACGCGCTTCTACCTGGGCTAGGTCTGGATAAACGAAAGAAAAGCCATCTCTAGGCACGATAAACCTACGTGCCTTTCTAGGCAGATTCTGCGCGTTTGTACCTGCTTCAATTAATCCCTCTTTAGAAGCAACTCTACCAGAGCCAGTTC